ATGGACGGCATTTTAAACGCGATTTTAAACGCTGCACAGATCGGTCAATGCGCGGTCGGTCCTGTGGCGCTTGATCCTGGGATTCGCTCCCAGCTTGCAAGCCTTCAAAGCGAGTACGTCGACACGGCTTCGACCAACTTCCTGGGACAAAAGAACTTTGTTGAAAGGGGTGCGTGATGGCAATGAGTCACTCGGCTGCTAAGGCTGCCGTACTTGCACAAATCAACTCGGTGTTTGGTCCAATCCCTAGCGGCTTACTTCCTGCCGAACAAGCGGCGCTCACCACGGCTCGAAGCGAATTAGCCGACTCGATTGCTCAGTTTGTAGATTACATTCAAGCAAACGCAGTCGTGCCCGTTACTGTGGCAAGTGTTGCCGGGGTAATGCCAGGAAGTGGAATTTCTGGTGCAGGAACTGGAACAGGTACTGTTACATGATTAAAAAATCTTTGCTACGATGGAGGGACGAATGCAGAACCTACAGATAGACCCGACTACTCGGGACTATATCGTCGTCAACGGATCTCCTGTCGAAAGTGACCGCGTTTTAGAAGCGGCAAACATCGCGCTTAGGATTCCAAAGAAGAAATGGCTCTACGCAAACGAGTTGCAAGGATCGCTTCTTTACACGCTTGAAAACGTGAAGCGTACTTCATCAATTGAGCAACTTTTTTCTGCCTACGCAACTCAAGCGATTCACGACAATTTAATAACCGCAGGAAAAGCGTCTGCGGTGGACGTTTACAATTTAGCAACATCAACAACCGGAACCTCAAACGAAATCGACATCACTCCGTCGGCAAGTCAGATTTCTAATCAACTCGGGTTCAACTCGGTGTAAGGAGATTTAACGTGGCTTCATTTCCAAATCCCTCACAGATTGCAACTCAGTATTTTCAGTTTTTGAAGTCGATTAAGCCTTCAATCAATACGAATGACGTGAACTCAGATTTCGTCATTCGTGGAAATGTTTTCTCAGGTGTTGCTTCTGGTCTATACGGGGATCAGCAAAAAGTTTACAACGACACTTTTATTTCGACCGCACGCGCTGAAGCTCTCACGATTCACGGCCAAGATTTAGACATTACTCAGGAGCCAGCGACGACGGCGAGCACGACTCTGGGTGTGACGATTACCGGAACCAACGGGACGATCATCAACCCAGGTGATTTGACGCTGCTCTACGTTCCTACAAACGTGCTTTACACCAACACGACAGGCGGCACGATTTCAGGCGGCTCGCTTGCTGTTTCAGTGGAGTGCGAAGTCGCGGGACAAATTGGAAACATCACGGCACCCGACACGCTCACAATTGTCAGCCCACCAACCGGAGTCTCGACCACCGCACAACTCACGATTAACATGGCAGACGGCGCTGACATCGAAAGCACCGATTCTTATCGCGCACGCCTTCTCTCTCGTGTTCAGAATCCCCCCGCTGGTGGGAATGAAACGGATTACCCAGCTTTTGCTTTCGCCGCTGACCCGACTGTGCGCTCTGCCGTCATTCGACGATTCGGGCGCGGTCTTGGGACCGTGGACGTTTATATCACCACTGGGACGACTGACATCGACACCGCAGTCACTCAAGGGCTTTCCATTGTTCGAGTGCCATCGAGCGGGACACTTGCAACGGTGCAAGCCTACTATGACGCTCACGTTCCTCTCACCGATTGCCCTGCTGTCTATGGGCCTACTGAGACCAGCGTCGCGGTATCGGCGAAAGTGGTGCTTGCGACAGGACTCACGCTTTCCAGCGTTCCTTCGGATCCAGTGAACAACCCTTTAAATCTGACAGTGCTTCAACTCATTCAGCGAGAGCTGAGTCGTCCGATTTACAAGTTGCCCGTAGGTGGTCGCGTGTTACCTGGTGGGACTCAGGGTTATGTCGTCGCTGCTGATCTCGAAGAAAATCTCGACGTGTGGCTGTCTGCGGTGCCTGACCCCGTGACCGGAGTCGCACAAGGCAAGCTGCCGATTCTTGCTGACAGGCAAGTGCTCCCGCTCAATGGGTCGGCGTATGACTTCCCGATTGGAGCGAACAACTTGGCTGCACCTGGCACGATCACCGTCACTCAGGAGGCTAGCCTCTAATGGCTGCACCGATATTTCTCAACATCGAGCAGTTGATGACGCTGATTGCTTCCGAGCTGCCTCGTTCACTCTATCCTGACGACCGCGCTGATAGCGTGGACCCAAACAAAAGAAGTTACTCGTCGTCAGAGCTTAGGGCGCACGCGGCAATGTTTGCCCAATTGTATACAAATTTGCAATATACATACCAGGACAAGTTTATCAGCACCGTCACCGAAGACGGACTTGTCCCCTGGGAGAAGGAACTCTTCTCCGCGATTCAAGACTCAACTCTCTCTTACACGACGAGACAGCAGAACCTTTTGTCAAAGTATCGCGCTCAAGGCGGCATAAGTTACCCAATTATTCACGCGCTCGTCGCAGGGATTCTCGACCCCGTAGGGCTTTCGTTTGATCTGATTTGCTACTCGGGACAGAATTATAACGGCGTTCCTACGTCGTGGGTGCTGGATTACACGCCTTTAGACGAGTTTACTTACCTTGCCGCGCAAGACCCGCTCTGGGGAGAACAAGCGGCTTATACGCCTCTGGATTGCTCTTTAAATTACGCTGCGGCTGGAATCACCGAGCAAGACCTGCTCGACATTCAAGCTACAGCATACACTTACGAAATTCGAATATACGGAACCGCTGACGCTTCAACGCTGGCTCTTTTGGATTCTCAATTGACTGCACTTGAACCCGCTCGAAGTACTCATGTAATTACCAATGACGCAAGCATGACCGACGACCCGTCGATTTATGGCTACTCGTCGTCATTTTTGTATTGGTACAAATCATGACAGCATTTACACTCGTCGATAAGGACTAAAAAATGCAGCAAAGAAACTGGGCGCAGCTCTCACGAAAATTAGTTTCAAGATATGACATGCTTTACAGTTTCGATGCTGTGCAAACCTACTTAGGTGAGCAAGCCCTTGCCTTCTTCGGTGAAGGTGTACTCGTCACGACGACTTACCCGAACCCATTCCCGATCACGATGAGCGGATCCTCACTGGGGGGGTCTGTCGGCACTGGTATCGCATTTGACCCAAACGGGAACATCACGCGCATTGACCCAGGTACGACGACACCGATCAGTTTTGCTTTAGCTGCTGCCGACGTTGTGAATCCTCGCTGGGATCTGCTCGTCATTCGATACAAGCAAACAGGTGACACGCTTATCCCAATGCCTTCCGACCCGATCGTGTCGGTTGATTTAAATCTACATGACGACTTTCAACTCGTGATCATCAAAGGCACCGCTTCTTCATCTCCTTCTTATCCTGCGAAAGTTGCGGCGACTGACATCATTCTTTGTGGCTTGCGCGTACCTGCTAACGCAACGCTTGGAACATCGGTCACCGTAGACACTTCGATTCGAGATATTGCGCTTCCTTATGAGTACGCCTTCCCTGTGTTTCAACAAGAGACTCCAAGCGGTGCGGTGAACGGCACGAATACAACTTTTACACTTTCCCAGGCTCCGATTAACGGTCAAAGCGTGCTCGTGATGGTCGATGACCTTGTGTTGTCTCAAGGCGAGTGGTCGATCATCGGTCAGTCGATTTCGTTGGCTACGGCTCCCGTAGCGGGTCAATCGGTGTTCTGCTGGTACGTCACCAACGGCGGCGGCGGTGCTGCGACTCTTCCTATCTACGCCGAGCAAGAAGTGCTCTCAACTGGAGCAAACGGAAGTCAAACCAGCTTTCCAATGTCTGGGAACCCGATCAATCAAAATACTTGTTTCATCTTTTTAAACGGCCAGTACGTCGAACCCTCAAATTATTCCATCCTAAGCGGTGGCGGTTCTTCATCGGTCGTTTTCAACTCGGCACCCGCCGTTGCATCGTCGATCTCAGCGTTCTACTTCCAGAATCTCCCCGCCGCAAACACATCCTCACCCATTACAAGCGGCTCAAATCTAGGAAGTGGCTTGGGACTCTATGCCGGGGTGTCGGGTCAGATTCTTCAGTTTAAATCGATTAAAGCAGGATCAAACGTGGGTCTGAGTGATGACGGTCTTGGGACTGTCACTATTTCAGCTACGGGCGGCGGTTCAGGTGGAGGGCGCGAGGCACACGGAAGTGCTGCATCTCCGATTTACATCGACCCGACCGTAGGACTTGTGCCGACGACCGCGTCTAATCAGGTGTGGTGGATTAAACCCACCGCTGGAGAAGGCGCTGTCAACTTCACCTCTGCGCTTCAAATTGCGGCTGGCGTGACCATCGGCCAACAACTCGCTTTAAAAGGGACATCAAGCTCTGATTACTACGTTTTAGCAAACGGTAGCGGAATAAATCAGAACGGTGTGTGCACACTCACGGATAACCAATCAATTATTTACACATGGGACGGAAGTGTCTGGAGTGAAGACACTCGCCGACTATAGAAGGGGCTTAAATATGAAAAGGATTTCATTGTTTTTAATTGCGCTGACTTTGTTCAGCACTACTAGCGAGGCGGCCACTACCCGCGCTATCCAAGCGGATAGCATTAATGCGACAGGCGGCGCTTCTCTTTCTGTTCCATCAACTGGCGCGGCTGTTGTTTCCGATACCGCGACACAGTCATTGGCTAACAAAACTCTTGCTTCTCCGGCTTTGAGCGGGACCGTCACCGGGACGTATACTCTCGGCGGTACTCCAACGATTGCAGGATCTGCGGTCTCTGGGAACATTTCAGGAAGTGCGGCAAACGTTACGGCGACCAGCAATAGCACTCTGACAACTTTGTCAGCTCTCTCTTTGCCTGGCTCTCAAGTCTCTGGAAACATCTCCGGCAACGCTGCGAATATTTCCGCGACTTCGAACAGCACTTTGACCACGCTTTCCGCTCTCTCTTTGCCTGGTTCACAAGTTTCTGGAAACATCACCGGAAACGCTGCAAACGTGACGGGGACCGTAGGGGTAGCAAATGGCGGTACTGGACTCGGAACTCTGACCAGCGGTAACGTGATCTTGGGCGCAGGGACTTCAACTCCCACTTTTGTCGCTCCTGGGACTTCGGGCAACGTACTCACCTCAAACGGTTCAACTTGGGTGTCTTCGGCTCCGAGTGCAACCGGAGGATCAACAAATGTCGTTGGTTCTGCTGCTTCGCCTCAAGCTGTAGTCGCTGGTAC